AAGTTAAAATCTAACAACAATACCCTTATTAATTTCACAATAAAGGCATATCCTAAATCGTCCAGTTTTTCATTTTTTATATCTCTTTCTTCCACTTTTAACATCCTAATGAAATCAATTTTATTAATTCTTTATGTTCAACTGTATTCTTACACTCTTTAATTATTGGCAACATTTGCATTTGAGTAGTACGGTTAAGTTCGCTATCTATACACTCTATTTCGTGCAAACTATACATATCAAGGTTTGGTTGCCTTATTATCGATAATAGCTCATAGAACTCCTTTTTTGAGATGTAACTGTCTATTTTATCATACACAAAATCAGATTCCCACACATCATTCAGATACTCGTTAAATATTTGATTGAATTTCTCTTTACCCAGTCCCCTTACTCCAACAATATTGTCAGATTTATCACCAAGAATGGCCTTATAGTATAGAAAGTTATTTGGACAAATATTATATGTTTGATTAAACCATTCTAAGTTATATTCGACTTTGGTAATAGGATTGTAAATCGTAGTATTGGAATCAAGAAGTTGATAATAATCTTTGTCACTAGAAACAATTATTTTGTTATAATCTTTAAAGTGGTAAGAAGTGATAATTGATATAACGTCATCGGCTTCCAATTTCTTGATGGACAGATAATGAATCGGCAAATTACGGAGCAAATCTAATTGTTTATAATTATACATTACATCAGTATTTTTCTTATATAGGGGATATATCTTTCGTCTGCGTTCAAGGGAATTCATTCCCTCAAACACAATAACGATTTTGTTGGGTAAGAATTTTTTATACAAGAATATGATGTAATTAATTATATTACTTATATTGAAATTCTTTTGATTAACAATTATATTAAGATTTGCTCCGTCAATCAATAAAACGGATTTAGGTTTGTCTACTTTGGGACAACTTCGATTTTTAATCATTTATTAAACTATCTAGTTTATCATCTTCCTTCAGTTGTTTTTGCTTCTCTGGCGACATGGTAATTTCTTCAGTTTTCTCTACATCATACCAGTTTTGAGGATTATATTTAAGAATTTTGTCCAGCTCTTCTAAACAATAATTATGGAATGCATCATCATTCAAATATAGTTCTCTAAATTTTGCTATGCCTTGCCACTTATATTCCCTGCCATCTTTTCCTGGCATTTGCAAAGTTTTCCAAGTTGTTCCAGAAATTATTCCTTTCTCGACCAATATCTCTTCAACCGACTCTTCATTAGCAATACCATTCGCATAATAAAGAGGAAAAGAGGTAGTCTTGTGAGCGGGAATGAAACTATTCTTTGTTATTTTGGCTCTGATTCTATTACCAATTATCTCGTTATCCTTATCTTTGAATGCTGAAGATGGAAACAGTCTTACTCTGGTAGAAGCATTATGTTCTATAGCAGTTCCACCAGGAATAATATAATCATCATCATATTTGTTCTTCTTGTTCATATTTTGAGTAACTTGATTTAACAAAACTAACGCAACATTATAGGTTTTTAGATTAGTACTTATCTTACGAAACAATTCGTGTAACAATCTAGCTTTTGTAGCCATTGTTTTCTCACCATATTCTTTATCTAACTCCTCAATAGAAGTCATTTGCGCAATAGAGTCGATAACGATAACAGCATAGCGATTTGGATTTTTACCTAATGCAATTTTCTTTAAAAACAACGAAATGTTGTTAAATATTTCTTCGGCACTTTTCAATCCATCATTAATAACCACACGACTTCTATCAATACCGATTAAATCCATAAATGCATTATTTACTCTACTTTCCACATCATAATATAATGCAATTGCATTTTGCTTAACTTGGGCATCTTTAATTATGTGCCAGGCCAATAACGACTTTCCTGATTGAGATTCTCCAGCAAATTCGGTTATATAGCCATAAGCCACACCGCCTCTAGCGGTGCCAGACATCTTATAATCAAGAGCAATTGAGCCTGTAGATATCCAATCTTTAACGTCAAAATGTTCTTTATCCGTTAATGGATTAAATACTACTTGAGAACCTTTAGCATTAGATTCTTTGGCATACTCTTTTAAAATGTCACTATCTGATGTAGATTGTTTGTCTGATATACTTTCTTTTCTAATAGCCATAACTTTAATTTCCTTTTTTTAAATTGTGTTAAAAAGTGGGGATAAACACGAGTATGCTTATCCCCTTGTATAATAACTAATGGTTAATGGTTTTTATGCCTTGTCTAACAGGTCGTTTAATTTGTCATCATCGTCAGAGGCTGAAACTGAAGAGTGAGCAGGGGGAGTTTCGACAACATCAGATTCGCTCGGTAAATTAGAAATATAATTTTCTACCATAGATTTTAATTCTTCATTTGTGTATGTTTTAATATATTCCGTAATAGGCTCCTGAGACCTAATGATTCTCTCCATCTCTTCATCTGTTGATGCCAAAGGTCCATCATCATCGACAAAATCAAATTCTATCATTGGAACCATTTTACCTTTAATCATTTTTTCGCTAGTATCCATTATTAGGTCCGTACCGTTATAAATATCGGTAAAATTTTCGTGTCTTTTACTTTCTAGCCATTTTTGAATTTTCTTTTGGCTATCAAGTGATAATTTCCACCATTTTACTTGGTCAGCATTTGTTCCATTACGTACATACACCGGAACAAAGAAATTATGTTTTTGAGATATTGTAGAAAGAACGTCTTTTTCCGCCTGTGTGGAAGCAGTTTTGTACGCTTCCGCTACATACTTACATATAGGACACACTTTATCGTCCCCATCATTCTTTGGACATCTAATTGTCACAAATTTACCCTGATGAGCTAATCCTTGATGAATGTTAATAAATTGAAACCAACTTTCATTATCAGCGACACCAAGATTGGGTATAATTCTATATTTAGTGCCCTTCACAGCCTTAAGAAATGGCGATTCGCCTTTTAAAGAAGTAATGACCTCTTTGTTCTGTTCAATTGCCTGTTTTGTCATTTGGTATTGTAATTTTCCCATAACTAGTCTCCTATATTTTTAGATTTATAACAGTAATTGTAAACTATAATAGCTCAACCTACTGACCAATGTTATCTTTTTTTGGTGCAATTTTAGTAGGCTTTGTTTGTACAGCCTCTACTTTGTTCTCTTTCTCAATTATTTGCTCTTCTTTTTTAAAAACTTCCTTAACTTCTGCGATATTCCCGACAACAGTTTGACGGTCGGAGCGTTTACCCACAGATTTAATCGGTTTTCTTTTGTTCACGTGTTTCATCGTTAATCATTTCCTCTAATGGTTTTAAATTGATTTTCTTAAACTTCTTTGCATATTTTTTTAATTCATCCTTACTATACTCAGTTTGTAATAAGCATCCTATTCGTTCAATAATTTTATCAACATCAGATTCCATCATAATCTTGGCAACATCAGACTGAATATGACATCCACACAAAGTAGCTCTGTCCACATCAAATGATTTAGTATCAACATCAATATATACTTTGGCACGTTTCATTTTATCGGCTCTAATCTGCTCAGTCATAGAGTAATCAATAAAATCAATTATCCATTTTGAATCATTCTTGTTTACCAAATAGCCCAATAAGGCATTGGATAATACATTACCTAATTTAAACAGTACATCAATATCCTTTGGCTTTACTACCACCTTATCTTCAATTGTAAACTTACCATTTTCTAATTCCTTCACATCCGGAAATGTTTCTGATTCCATTATATCGTTATATACATCAAGATTAATATAGTTGAATGGTTGCCGAACAATATTTTCTTTAGGAAACATAAAGAAAGTTTGTATCATCTTTTCCATGTTTTGATTACCCATAATAGAACCGTGTTCAAGATATAATACTTTTTCCACACCGAGTTCGTCAATTTTTACTGCCGCCGAATGTTTCGTAGTAAAAATAGCTGATGCAACAAAATGATAATTATCTATCACTACCGGTATCTTTCGAATATTCAAATCTTTAATCGCAAATAATAACGCCAGGTTCTCCAATGAAAATAGCATTATATCTTCTTCATCAAAATGAATTTCTTGTGAAAGATATTTAATATCGCATTCTGGTTTAATCTTCCAATTGAGCGAACCAAAAGTGTCTTTAGCATGAAGAATGGCGACTTTATAGTCTGTATTCTTATGTATATATTCTGCCCAATCGTACATCAAGTCTGCCCCTACATTGTAAACATTTATATCTGGGCAATAAATATAAATGATATTTTTTTCCTTATTAAACTGTCCTTTAAACATACTTGTACTCCCGTATATTTAGATTTCTTGCCGTAGCAAGCTCATTGAATATAGAGAACTTATCTTTATAATCAATGGCGAGAACCTCGCAATATTTTCTTAGTATATTTATGCTAGAGTTTCTATCCCGCCCATTGGAATACCCACATTCACAAACAAACGCTCTTTGAGAAAGTTTCATGTCATGCAGCACTCCACATTTCGGACAAGTCTTTGTTGTATAGGATTCGTCTATTTTGATAAGTTTTTTCCCATACAACTTTGATTTGTATTCCAGCATATCTACAAATTTTCCAACACGCCATTCATTCAATATAATCCGATTAAACCAAGTCTTTTCTGACTTCATCGTCTGTAAGTTTAAATTACCTATAATTATATTGCTTTCATTTCGATTCATAATTCACTTGGAAGATTTGTGAAGATAATCTTCTGTTCTTTTGATGTATTTGGCGGTATTACCATGCAAGACTTTAGATAATTTTCTGTAACGTCTTGAACCTTTTGTACATTTGTCTCGTTGACTTCTTATGATGTCCAAATGCTTGGTATGATGACTAAACTTTGGAATTTCTACATATTCATTAGTTTCTGTTGAATAACCCGTAACTAAAGTTTTTATACCCAAATCTATAGATAATATTTTACCATTATCTTTGTATTCTTTTTCTTCAACATCAACAATAAAATTAACATACCAACCATCACTCTTTTTGTTGATTGTGGTTGTTCTAAAATCTTTGGGAATTGGTTCCGAAGTCCTGACTATAAAGTTTTTGTTGCTGCCACCAGATGGAATCATAAACCTATGTTCATCAATAACCTTTATGCGTTCTTTTTGATATTCTTGTGAAACAAACTGCCCCCTTCTTTTAAATTTAGGAAAATGATTGTGTTTCGTGAAGAATAATTTGTATGCGTTTTCTACTCTAAAAAACATAGCATATAGACATCCACTCGACACTTTTGTATAATTGGGATATAACCGCTTAAGTTCCCTCAGTTCTTTTCTCAATTCATAGATTGAAATGGACTTTTTATTTTCCTCGTAATAATCCATTTTTTTCTTGAGTGTAAAATTATACATTAGTCTACATTGCTCGGATGCAAATAATAAATATTCTTCACACTCAGAGTTAATCTTGAGATTTAACCTTTTGACTAATTTCAAAACTTATTTACGCCTATTCAAACTTTAATGTGTTCTTTTCTTTATTAACAACCATTTTGTTTTTGTGATAATCAATATATATCTTAACACTTATCTCATCGGGAATGAACCCGCTCATTTTGTATAGATGAGCATCATTCAATATATGATAAGGATGAATTATGAGTAAATTATCTCTTTTCTCAACTAACTTGTTGAAATCTTGAGCCATAATATAGGGAAAGATAAAACACATTTCATCTAATAATAGCTCGTCTTTATTCTTTGGAAATTCTAATCGAAATCCAAGTATTTCTTCTTTGACATTATCTATTTTGTTACGATTACAGATTTCCATTTTAGAAATTGACCAAGCAAACTTAGATTTCTTTTTTTCAAATTCTGAGAAGTGTAAATATAGATGTCTTGGATACCAAAGTGCTGGAGATATAGTTCTAAAAGTAACATATTTACCTTGTTGACGCGACTGGTCCTTCAGGAAAGATAGGGCATAATCAAAATCTGCTTTGTCAGTTTCGTACTCTATAAAGGAAAAAACCTCTTTTAAACTATCATTCTTTTCTAACCTCAAGGTTAAAGAACTTGTTAGTAATTTAAGATATTCTTTCCATTTGGGGTCAAGAGTTGTTTGATAAGTAAATACAACAGCAATAGCAAACTTGTCAAACGTATTCTGTTGTAATATATTATTAACAATTGCTTCAAATAAAAGTTGTTTTTCGACCGTAAATGGTCCAACTGAATTGTCTATAGGTATTATCACTGTAAAAAGTTCGGGGTGAATAATAAACCCACCATCCTCAGAATTGTTAATGAATTGTTCTAATTTAGAGACTTCATTATCAGAGTCTGCGATTACTTCTTTAGTTAATTGTTCTGGAACAGTAGAAGAATTATCAGCAATGCTTGCAAAATCAATTACGTTTGAATGATTTTTAGAAGTATCTTTGGCCATCTAAATCTCCACATTCCTAATAAAACGAATGGCATCTAAAATCAACACATCGTTCTTATTTAACATTGCCAAAATATTGTGATAATTTTGCCATGATATTTCCATATTCTTCTGTTTCTCCAAATCTTTAACATTTTCTCCATATTGTGCCAATAATAACCTCTTTAATGCGTTGATTGAGAATATGCAATTATTCTTTTTGTGCATAACAATAGCTCTTCCCAAAAATGAATCTTGTACCTTCTTTTGGAAGAATTCGATATCGACATTAGATGTATCCATATTAAAGATTATAAAGAATCTTTTGCTGTTTAGATTTTTTCATAATGCAAAATTGCCAATTGATTCACCAAACAGTTCTTTCAATTCGCCAACCTTCTGGTCGACAATTTCTTTTTCCGAATGCTCTCGGTTAAGAAACAAGACAAACATTTTTTCTGCCATAATTCCCATCCTATTCTTTCATTAGTTTCCATGACTTATGTTTTATATAATAGCTCTTATACATAAAAGATGAAAACTTTTTTTCCTGTCCCAACTATATATCATCATAAACTCAAAAAGTTTCTTAAATATTTAAAAAGGTGGCCATGTATGAAGAACTTAAATTCAATAATTATTTGTATTTTATTGTTATTGTCTATTGCTGGAGCAATTTATTTTATTGTTCACAGTCAATTTAACAAAGAAGTCGCTGCAATTCAACGTGCTGATAGTCTTTTAACAATTAGTTTAACAGATTCAATAAGAACATTACAGACAAATATAGATTCTCTAAAAAACATCCCCCCTGAAATCATTATTAAACCTCATACAGTTTACTTACCGGGCACCGATGTTACTACAACTATATATGATACTCTATTAGCATTTCCTTTTGCTACCGATACCAAGAGTCAAACGTTTAGAACTACTAATACATTCTATGAAAAGAAAATATCGCTCAATGGAAAAAACACTATTGTTAGTAAGGTTATAGTATATTCAGACTCAATAAAGAAAGAATGATTCATTAAAAACGATTTAACCTTTAAACAAGACTCCCTTGATATCAAAATAGACCCTAAATTATTTGATAAACAAGCAAAGATACAATTTCTATCTGGAATTGCTGTAGGTAAACGTTATAATGATACTAAAAATGCAATTGATATTCAAATCTCTTTAGGGGCATTAATCAATAACAGATATTATGGTGGGGTATATGCATCACCAAATGCTATTGGTATTGAAACAAAATTCAATTTATCACAATTATTTAAGAAATAACTTATGTGCAATAAAACAATTATAAATGAACTGAATGCCGGAGATTTATTACAATTAAATGGAATGGATATTCCGACAATAGTCTTTAAAGGTGAAAAAGTTAAAGCTAGTATCAAATTGTTTGAATGAGATTCTAATAATAACATATTGACATTAAAGATTCGGAGTTATAGTGAGTTTCGCAGACGATATTATAATCAAATTCAGTTTCCAGATATCCAAATTCTGAAGGATGCAATAAACGGTAAAACCGAAAAAGAACAAGAGCGATGATTTTCAAGTCAAAATCGTCAAGGTGACAAAAACATAGTTTATGAAGAGCCATACAATCCAGATGACAATACTATCAATTGAAGCGAATACCGATTATTCGACCATGATATCAAGGTTTATTGTTCTTGTCCGTCTTATCAGTATTATAGGTCATTTCAATTAACACAGTTTGATGCGGCAATTTATCCCGAAACAAGACCACCTGTAAGGAATGACCCCACACTACAAAGAGTAATGATTTGCCATCACCTATATGCTACCCTACAATTTGCAGTATGAATGGAACCATATATTAAGAACTTTATCAATAGTCATGAAAAAGAGCCGCTCGAACTTGATAAGAGACATTTAAAACGCAAAAAGGGACCAACTAAGAAGAATACACCAAGTGCTACAATAAACAACGCTGGTGACAACAATATGCTCGATGGTGTCAATAATTCGGGAACTACATCTGGAGAGCCAAGTGGTTTTTCAATGTAAAGTCTATTTTTAATTTAAAATGTCTATATACATTAAAGACGAAAATGTAAAAGGAAATAAATGATATGACACAGCCAAAACAAATTAAGGCTACTATAAAAGAATCCGGCAATAAGAAATTTAGTTATGTTGGATTACAAGAAGACTCGGTAGCAGAAGTTGTTTGCAACAATGCCGAAAAGTATGGATTACTTAAAATTGTTTATCTTAACAAAGACAAACAAGCAGAATCTAGATTCATATACGTCAAATCTGGTGAACTTGGAAAGCTTACGCCCCAATCATTTATATATATTATCTCTTATGATAACAAATATGGCAACTTAATGAAGCCTTGAACAACTGTTGCAGATTTAAAAGCCATGTACCCAGAAGTATGATTCTTTATTCCTACTCAGTCTGTTTCCATATTAGATAATGAAGAAGCAAAAATTCAATAGATGAAAGATACATTTTTATTTGATTATGATAACAATAGCGGAGTAATGAGTATTTACGAAGTGGATTTAGAGAAAAGAGAAAAGAATAAAGTTATAAGTGTTAATTTGAATGAAAACAAAAAGATTAACGAGAATTGTGATACTGCTTCGGTTGGTGTAGGAGAGTGAAGAGACTATGCTCCCCAAAAGAAATTCAAAAAAAATGGAACTCCATCTGAAAAAGCAACATTATCATTAGATTATATATTTAATACTGAAGAATATTATGAGCCTGAACAAAAAGAAATATGAGCAGGTTCCGATGAAAAAGAAAATCCATTAGTGTCGCAATCCCGAAAAGATAACAAAAAACCTTATACAACAATACATAGTATTTAATAAGTGAGATAGTAGATGCCAGATAAGATTAAGTATGATGCCAAAGTTACACACGAATATGATGCTAGTTCTACACCAATTAAACGTCCTGATGTTACAATTTACAAACGTCAAGGAGTAGAGCCACAGCAAAGAACTATTAAAGCTGATACCGCTCCTATCAACAATATAACAGCAATCTTTAATAAAATAAGATATGCTCCCAAAGATGTTTTTGATAAATTAAAAGGTTTGCTCGATACTCCCAATATAGTTGCAGATTTAGCACACTTTGATGATGTTATAATCAATATTAAGAATCAAGAGAATGTATATAATCCATATTTCAAAATGGTGTCCAATAAACTATATCAGGATGCAATGCTGAATTATGGTGATACAAGATTGTATAGATATTCCGAATATGCCAAAATGGATAGTTATAGCCCCGAAGTTTCAAGAGCATTAGATGCTATCGCTAATGATGCCACAAAAAAAGGTCCAGATGGTAACGTATTAGTTATTAAGTCTCCTTATGATGATGTAGTAAGAGATGTAGAAGACCTATTCTTTAAAACTCTTAAACTCAATTCTAAGGGTTGGCACGAAGTAAGAGCATTGGCAAAATACGGAGACCACTTTGAGTTTATTATATTTGACGAAAGACGTGGCGTTATAAATTTAATTCCAGTAGAAGTGTTTGACATTGAAAGACAAGAGGGAACGGATGACAAGAATCCATTTTCATATAATTTCAAGATGATTGCCGGTGGAAATTATGCTATCAATTATGCTCACTATTTAGGGTCTCCTTTCTATTCTAATCAACAAGAAACTTATGAAAATTATCAAGTATCACATACAAGATTAGACGGAGAAAGTAAAGCTTTACCCTATGGTGTTTCAATTTTAGAAGGTGCAAGACGAATCTGAAGACAATTAATTGTTATGGAAGATAGTATGATTATCCACAGATTAACACGTGCTCCTTCAAGGTATAAATATACAATAATTACTGGTAATATGCCAGTTGAAGATATACCCGCCTATATTCAAAAGTATAAAAATAACTTAACTCGTTCAGTGATTATGGATGAATATGGCAATGTTGATTATCGCAAGAGTCTGTTGTCGATGGATGAAAATCTGTTTGTTCCTAAAAGAAGTAATGCTGATTCTGATGACATTAGTATTGTTGATGGATTGCAATGAGATGCAATTGAAGATATAGATTACTTACACAAAAAATTCTTATCTGGATTAGGTGTTCCGAATGCATTTTTATCTTTCGAAGAAAATATTAATGCTAAAAATACGTTAGCACAAGAAGATGTCAGATATGCCGAGACAGTCAGCAGAATACAACAAGCCTGAGTTGAAGAAAAACAAAGATTAGCCATTATTCATTTGTTTGCCAAAGGCTATACCCCAGAAGAAATAAATTCTCTTGAAATCTTTGCTATTCCCCCTTCTGAAATGCTTGCACAAATGAAGTTAAACAATCTTAATTCTCAAGCAGCAGTTGGCGGAGCATTAATTGCTTCTGGAACGCATTCGCCACATTATGTTCAAAAAGAAATACACAACATGACTGAAGAAGAAATTGAAAAAGAAGAACTTTATAATGTTAGAGCAGATTTGGGAAAATATCAAAGAATGCTTGCACAGACACAAGGGTTGGTTTATACAATTGATGAATTGTTAGAAATAAGCAAAAAGAAAAAAGAAGCACAACCATTACTTAGTCCTATGGGACAAGGTATGACTCCGGGAATGGATGGCGGACCAATGGGTGGAATTCCAATGGAGGGTGGACTAATGGACGAACTCGGCGGATTGGGAGAAATGCCCGAAAATGGTGGTCCAGACATGGGTATGGGTCCAGTTCCAAGTCCTCAAACTAATGGAACAGCAATGGCACCAATGACATCACCAAATCCAAATCCATCTACTATGAGCGGAGAAAAATGAATAAAAGAATCGAACAAAGAAAAAGTAATAAAAGACAATAAAAATGCTATATATAATAAATCACTTGCAATGGTTATAAATAATTTTATTTCCGAAAGGACTACACAATAATGCTTAATGAAGAAATACAAAAACAATGTGACATAATTATTGAGTCGTATAAAAACTCTAACAAAACAAACTATAGAGATTATTTGTTAGAATTACTAACATACTGTAAGACCATTAATGCTGAATTATATAACAAAACTAAAGATAAGAGAATATTAGAACATGGAGACTTAACAGAAAATTATATAAGAAAAGAGTCTAAAAACAAACAATATAATCTTCACAACATTTCAGAATTAACGGAACAAGTTTTGAAATATTATTGATTATATGATGAAATACTAGATGGAAAAAAAATCGATGGCTAAAATACTATTAATTGAACGAGATTGTGGAACATTAAGCAGATTTACAAGTCCTGAGCAATTAAATGAAAGTTTTCATAACAGAATTATAGAAGAAACATCTAATAATAAGGCTATATTCAATGGGGAATATCTGTTGTCAGGATTAGTGCAAAGAGCCAATACCAAGAATCACAATAACAGAATATATCCGTATGACGAACTATATCGAGAAATTGCAAGATGAAATGAAATATTTGCCAATGGCGGATATATGGCGGGAGAACTTGACCATACCGATGATGATTATGTTAGATGAGAACGAACCAGTCATAGAATTTTAAAATTTTGATGGGTTGGTAATGAAGTTTATGGATTGTTCAAGATTCTTAGTGAAAAACATCCCTTTGCTGCAAGAGCTCAGGCTATTATCGATGAATTTGGGCATATTGGCACATCTACAAGAGCATTGGGAGACCTAATCTATGAAAATGGAGCAAACAAAGTTGCTAATTTAGAAATGATAACTTCTGATTTTGTAACAGAACCCAGTACACACCTATCATTTGTATATCCACATCATGGAGAAATTAAAGAAAATATCAACCACATATTAATAGATACTTTAAAGCCTCTAATTTTGCACTAAATATTAAGGATTAGTAACATGAGAGACATAGACATTATAAACAGCACTTATGGATTAGAAGAATTTGAACGGTTACCATTATGAGAAAATGTAAATAAAATAATGGATGAAGTAGATAAAATATGCAAAAAGCTTATTGATAAAGAAATTATCATAGATTTTAGTTTTAATATGTCTGATAATATCCTTAAACTACATATAAACCCTGCCAACTTAATGATTAATTGCAATCGATTAGAGGAACTAATTGCTGGCGAAGAAGACAAAGAATCTACAACTAAAGACGATATCGAAAAGAAAAAATATAAGTCTAAAGAAGAAATGAATAAGTTGCAAGATTCTGGAATATTTAAAAATTGAACCAGATTGAGTAATATTAACAATCAATATATATTCATTTATAAACAGTCCAAACCTTTACAAGAACGCAAACAAAAACATCTATTGTTTGAATTATTAAATGATGATAATTTGGTACAAGATAATCTAGATGCCGCTAAACAATATTCTACAGATAATTTAAAGTCTCAGTTAAAATCCTTTGTTCAAGATGCATTTGATAACAAGTATTTCTCTCAATACGGAGTTAAATTCATTCAAGAAAATTCAGAGATACAGATTGGAAGTGAGACTGATTTAGAAACACCGGAAGTAGAGAAAATTAATATAGACGATTTTATTATCATTAAATTGTCCTACATGGCAGATATTAAAATTACAAAGAATATGATGCCATTAGTACTAACCAGCGCACAAGATGTAGTTGACCGCATTAAACGCTCGAAATTGTTTGACACTGATGATGTGAATGTTTACGATATTATCACACATTTGTCAGAATCACATGAAGACTATAAAGAACCATTTATAATTTACATTTTAATAAGAATTCCAAATTTACAAAATAATATATCATAAGGTGGTGATGTAATTCATGACAAAAAATGAAGTTTATCAAGAAGTTGCAGTTGCACTTCACAAATGTTTAGGTTCCAGAGATAAGACCAAAACAGAAAACAATACTATTAATAAAAAAGAATATGAAAAGTCGTTAGCGACTTTTATTGATTCTCTTGTAAAATTAGTAGAATTTTCTTCTACACCCAAGAAAGATAATTCCCCAGACCTAATGGAATTATATCAAAGAATTATTGCCGGTGCTGCACCAAATGCACAAAGCCAAGTAGTGACTGAATCAAAACAAGAAAATTCAACCGTTAAGAGCAATGATGTCAATGCTAATATTGACCAAATGGCTAGAGAACTGCCACCCGATAAATTTATAGAGAAGTTAACAGAAATGGATTTTTCTGAGTACATTTCGTAGGAATTAGACAACTTACGAAATTCATAAACATAATTTTTAAAAAATTAACTATATACCAATAACAACCGGGAAAATAATTATGGAAAAATACGACAAGAATAAGCAGAAATTCAACGAAGCCAAATCTCTAAAAGAAGAGCAAATGACGAATGGTGATTTAAACTTATTTGACAACAAAACAAAACCTACAGAAACAACTCCTGCTGTTGAACAACCTAAAGGCGATGAAGACCCACAATTAGAAAACATGCCGGAAGATAATTCATTAGATTTGAACGCAGGTAGTGGTCCTTTACCCGACACTTTAATCGAAGTCGATATCGATGGCGAGATTTATGAAGCTAAAATGAATAAAGGTGATGAGCAAGTAACTTTAACGCTTAAGAACAAGGATGAATCAGCCGCCGACAAATTAAACTTAGATGTTCCTGGGGCGGAAGAAATAAATAATCAAAATACAAATCCTATGAATATGGAGAACAATAATATGAATGAACGTACAGCAAAAGACCCGTTTAAGAACAGGTCGATTATTTATGAAGGGGTAAATGATAAAGATAGTGAATTTGAAAACCTTAATATTGAAGGCGATGACACAAATGCTGATGAAATACAACTGCCAGAAGATGATGTTACTCCGGAAATAGACCCCGAAACTGAAATCACTAATACTCCCGAAATTACCGAACTGCCAATGGATGATGCGGTTGAACAAACTGCCGCACAAAAGATTGGCGAGGTAATTGAAGATGTTATCGATACCAAAATAGCAGAGCAAATGCCAACAGATTCTACTGACGATATTGCTATAACTGCTGATGATGATGACGAAAATTGAGATGACTTTGACTTTGACGATGAAAACTTCGATACTGAATTACCAAATGATACAGAAATAGAGCCTGAATCAGGTGAGTCAATAGAACATGAAGAATCCGAAACACCTGCCGAAGAATCTGAAGAACATAAAGAAGTTCTAACTGACGGTGACGCAACTGACCAAGAAGAGCCAGGCATGAACAATATCAGCAAAGCGTATCAAGAAAAAGTCAACAAGCAGATGCAAGCACTTGTAGCCAAAAACAAACTTTTAGAAGCACAGAATAAAAAGATGGAAAATACACTAAGTGAAATCCAACTGTTTACAGAAAAAGTAAATGCTATGTCCGAAATAGACAAATTAACTAATCTGTCTGAACAAGACAAAATTGTTATGAAGAATCTGGTACAAGAATGTGTTAATTCTTTTGAAATTAAAACTGTGCTGCGTACCATTGGAACATTAAAAGAAAGTATGTCCAAACGCTTTAATAGTCGTAAATCAAGCGAAGATATATTGAAGGAACATAATATTTCTCCTAAGTTGAGAGATGTTATATCAACTATTGACAAAAACAATCCAGAAATGATTAAAGAACAAGCTGACAGAGCATGATTGCTTGATATGGCTGGCTTATAAACCACTAATCATAAAGTAAAAAGGAATAAAAAAATATGTTTAATTTTGGTGACCCTGTAGCCCCTAACAAGGCTAGTCTTAAACAAAAAATGATGGAGAAATGGACCCCAAGTGGTCTGTTAAAGAATTTGAGTTCTTACAATCAAACTGTGATGTCTCAATTATTGGAAAATACCGAAAAAGAATTGAAGACAATGTTAAAAGAAAACATGACTACTGGCGACATTGCTTCTTTCTACAAATTGGCTTTCCCCTTGCTTCGCAGAACTTTTGCTCAATTAACAATCACCGAATTAGTAAGTACACAAGCCGTTGACCTACCTACTACTCAAATATTCTATTTAGATATGGTATATGATGGTGGAAGTCGCTATAACTTATACGCTGGTGGAACTGCATCTAATATGACCTGGAGTCCAACTGCAACTCAGATATCATATCCCTATGGTACGAGTTCAAATACACAGCATGTCTTAGGAACAACTATTAACTTTGACCCCACCTATTCTGGTCCCGATTCAACTGAGTACTATGAAGGGTCAACAGCTATTCCTAAAATAAAGTTCAAAATCAGTAAGACCCAAGTAGACGTTCATACTCGCAAATTGCAAACCGAATGGACTCAAGAAATTGAGCAAGATGTAAGTGCATATCATGGTATTGATGCCGAAAAGACTCTAACCCAGTTTTTAGGCGAATACATTGCATTAGAAATTAACAATGAAGTATTGTCCGATTTACGTAAAACCACTTTGAAGAATACTATTAATTATAGTTCATGGAACGAAGATATGAATTCCCTGGCTCAAGGCACTGCCGGTACTTATGGTTATATGACATTCTACGGAACTCAATTAGATTGGAACAAGATGTTAGTTTATGAAATTAACAAGGTTTCCAATCGTATTAAAGCATCTACTCATCGTAGCGGTGCAAATTGGATTGTTGTATCGCCTGATATAGCTTCTATTCTTGAAACTATTACCGGATTTGATGCTGATGGTGTATCTGATGGCTTGGACTTCACAGTTGGTGTCAGCAAATCTGGTACTTTATCTAAGAAATTCAAAGTTTATATTGATACAATGGTTGATAGTATGTGGCGTGCTGTCCCTGCTTTAAAAGTTTATGATACAGTTGTGACATCAGCTGGTGCAATATCATTTAATACTATTAATGCTGGAGCCGACGAAACCTTGTATACAACTCCTCAAGCCGCATGGACTGCTTTTGCTACATCTGCTGCAACTATCGTTACGACAGCTAACCAAGCAACTTTCATTGCTAATATGACTACTTACTTCCCTGGTCATGGATATTCTACTACTGCCGAAATCTCAGCTGCTTCTGCTTCTGTTCCACCTGACCCATTCATTGCATACAACTATGATTGGTGGGGAAGAAATGATATCCTTATGGGATATAAAGGCGAGAACTTCTTAGATGCAGGATATGTATTCTGTCCTTATACTATGGGTATTCTAACTCCAGTCATTTACGAACCTTATAACTACAACTATAGACGCGGTATCATGTCTCGTTACGGCAAAAAACTTGTTCGGGACGGTTACTATGGTCGTGTTGAAGTCGCTCTTAAGAATGATGACTTGAGTAGATTGAAATATATCAACGATTCTATTGCCGGTGTATTGAAGAAATACTATGCCGATAACGAAATGTGGGTAACTAACTCAACTCAACCACCTAATACTCCTACCTACTAGTCTCTAACGACCAATGTCAAGGCCTCTCAGTAATGAGAGGCTTTTTTTTGTTCTAAAAAATAAAAATAAAAATATAAACAAGGGTTTTTTTGCTATATATTCATAAAGGATATTATAGCATGAAACAACCTTGAAATATATTGAATGAAAATATTACATCCTATCAAACTCTCATTATAGATAACAAAATATTTTATGGGCATAATCAATTGTCAAAGCATTATAACTTACCGACAATTGTGGCAGAAATAATAACAGAGGGATTAAAGACAAACACTAAAGAAAATCTAATAGAATCACTTACGAAATTTAAAGGTCTTCTTGAAATAGACAAACACATTAAGGTTGTTCAAAAGTGTATCACATCTTTAAAAATGTTCAAGGAAATAAAGGTTAAAAACTATAAGGTTATTCTTAAAGAGGATAATGATTCTATGCTGTTCGGCACCGATAGTTGAGACAAGGACAATGATAAGTGAAAAAAAGAAGTATCTAAGAAATATCTAAATTCTATGCAACCTGCAATAGTATTAACCGACAAGCAAGTAAATGATTTGCTTTCCGCTAATCAAATAAATTTTAGGGATAAATTGAAATCGATGTATATGATGGGAATACAGTTTATACCAGAATATAACAACATTATACAACGAATGGGTGGAACTGTATTCAAAAATCCAAAAGTAAGAGCATTATTTAACGATTGCGAAAAGCGAAGAAATGCTGCGGCTGCATTCTTCAGAGGCAAGGGACTCAATGCCGGCGAATTTGAATTGAATCCAAAATTAGCCAAGACTATTAATAGTAAAGATAAATATGGATATATATTGGTTATATCTAAAGCAAAAAAAGACATAGAACAAAAAGAAGAATTATCTAAGATTAAAAAACAAACGTCCGTTACTAATCAGTTATTAAAACTTGGTTATTCTGAAGTAGAAATTATGAAAATATCTCCCTACATTAATGATTCTCTTTGGGCAACAAAAACTATTCCAGAAATTGTTCAAATGGCAAGCAACTGGATGGACAAATTTAGAAGCAGTAATCAAGCCACTAATCCAACTAAATCTTATAATCAAAATTCACAAAAACAGCAAGATATAACTAATGCAATGCTAAACTTAAAATATAATCAAGTTGATATTCAAAAAGTTTTACAAACGTTGACCCCCCAAGAGTGGGAAATGAATGAACAGAATTTAATCAAACTTATAATGCAAAGAATTGGGCAAAAAGGAAACATATAGAATGATAAATACCGAAAACACCTATACTATACATACAAACGACAAAGATGGGAATGTTTATGCAATTGATGAAAACAAAATGGCATATCTTGTAGGGAATCTTTTCCAACCTATCCCAGAATGAATAAATAAACGTGAAATCATAAAACAAATAGGTGATATAGATTTTAGTAGTAACAAAAAGGCATGATGAGAGGCTATAGTGAAAGTTTATGGCGCTGATGCTTTTGACAATAACCCATTTTTAATTAACCAAGAGAAGGAAAATATAAATAATATGAATAACAATTATGAACAAGAAATTCATGTAGGGGATAGAGTAAGGATTAGTCGCAAAGCCATTAAAGGTGCAAAGTGTTATCATCCCAATTGGGAATCGCTTATTGCCAAAATAATTAATAAGTCTCCTAATAAAATGCCATATGTCTTAGATGTCAATGGCGAAGAATTATCGATTGGAGAAAGTGAAATGGCTTGAATCTTAGGAACAGTCGAAATACCCCGAAATAGTGTAACTTATGTTGAACACGCAAATGAAATAAAAGAAAGAAAGAAAACTGTATTGAAGTATATATCTCATCTTTTAAAAGAATATCATATTCCCCATTCCAAGAAGATGGTTTTGGAAATTAATGAATATTTGGACGACTTTATGAATAGTATGGATGAGAACACTAACAATAAATTCGAGAGTCCGATTGATTATCAAAAATCTTTAGCCGATAAAGTATTAAACAATCCTGAATTGCAAGAGGAAATGAGAAAGTTTGTCATTAAATTAATGGAAGAAGCGGAGCAAGAAAAACAACGTACAGCCCAAATTAGCGATAACGAATCACAATCCGACTTAGATTCCCTAAATATTTCAGATGAAAATCAATTTTAATAAAGGAATAAGATAAATGACTATACCTTATGGAACACGAATCAAGATTAACTTATCTGAACTTAAAAGAGATTTTCATTCTCTTCCTCAATATGTTAAGATTGTTACTAAAGTTATAAAAGAATCTAATGAGAACAAGCCATTTTTGATTTTCAATGAGGATGGTATTGCTTATATATCAAATGACATTAATGCTAAAAAAATTGGCGAAAATGTTGCCAAAATTGATGCTAAATATCTTATAGCTGATACCCCACCAACAATGGAAGAAATTATAAACGAATTTGAACAAAATTTTGTTTCGAAATTTGATTTACTAAGAATGAAAGAAAAGCTCCAAAAAGAATATTTTGAAGATACTTTATTGTCAGAAATGGGCACTGGTAGTCCTTCTAATAGTGAAGTTAACGTAGTAATTTTCCAAGATAAAGAAAATCCTGCTGATTATAACGAAGAC